GATTTGGCAGAGAAAGAACCGCTTCCTAAAGAAGCATATAAAGAAAGGGCAATATTAATTGAAAACGAAACGAAAAAAAAAATATCTAATAATTGAAGAAAAATCTTTAATTGTGGCTAATGTAATTATCTTTGCTATTTTTATGGTGGTTATTACTGGGTGTGCTGCTTTGTTGGTGAGTGGATTATAAATCCTTTCTTTCTGGAGAGAATAATTTTCTGAATTTTGCCTGTTCTAATCTGTAGTGTTTTATCTTGTAGTAAATATTAAATATCGCTGTAATGACCGCAACAATTACTAAAATTCCTGCACCATGTACGTCTAACCAAGCTAATACACAACCGACACCACAAGTGGAATAAATAATTGCTGATGATTTTTCAGGTAACATTATTCTGCGCTCTTATCATTGCCATTCAATTCTGAATTTTTATGATAACCTTTAATCGTGTATTCTGAATCTTCATCCCAATAATCATCATCATCAACAGGTCTGTGTCTTACTCTGAGCCATTCATATAGCAAAGTATATCCTTTACGTTTTGTGTGCCAGAGCAAACCAGAATAAGTCAACATGACAAGAAATGGACTAAACAAAGCACCAAAGATTATTAAATTTACTTGTGCTTGATCTGATAAATATACATAGGGAGATAGACTTTCTTGTAGTAACATTTGCGTGAGTGCTGCTAGTGGCGATGAAAAAATGATTGCATTAATCAGACTTTTTTTGTACGTCCACGCTGGTTTCTTCTCTTGTCGATTTATTCTTTTTAAGCAAAGCTGTATATACAAGCTGACTGCCGTACTTATTAACAAGGGCAAGAATAACAGAAGAAGGTAGCCGTACCATGTTATATTCGTCACTAAGGTTTACTCGGAAACACTATTTCATCTGGATTCGATTTACTTGCAGGTAAGTCTCTTAATGCTTTTCTGTAAGCCGTTTGTGCATCGCTCATTTCTGGAGAATCTGGTAATGCCCACCAATCACAATCTCTTAATAACACATCTCTTTTTTGTCTCACCCTGTTCCACTTTTCATCAACAGAGGGTTGAGTCGCTGATATAGCATCTTTCTCTGCTTGGGTATATTCTCTGTTTGTCGTTTTCCCTGTTGATAAATTAATTTCTGTAATATCATGTGTCATATTGTTGTCCTCAGGCAAATTGTATATTAACGCCATTATTAGCATCGAAAGTATCTGAGCCACCAGCAGTAGTGAAATTCACCTGTGTCAGAACTCCATCCAATGATTTTCTTGCCGCACCATAATCAAGTGAACCAGCATCCTCTTGCACAACTGTGCTTCTGGAAATCCAAGTGTTGTTAGCAGAATCTTCTAAATACAAATCCACAACCCCCGTATGGGTATCTGCTGCTGCACTATTTGTCATTATTCCGATACCTGCTGTGAAAGCCGCCTTGACTGCTCCATTTTCATTTGTACAAGAACCTAAATATCCAGAGGTTTCGAGACCACCCGAATCTCCTAACGTGATTATCCAATCAGAAGTACTACTTGTACTGACACCAGAAATCATTAGGCTTATTCTCTTTACACCAGCAGGAATCCCACTGAACAATATAGATGAACCACCTGTTGTGGTATTTTCTGTACCAACTGTCGTGCCATTAATTCTAAAGTCTGTACCTGCATCATCTGTATGGTACAAGGAACTTGGTGTATCTGACTTAACCCATATTTGAGATTCTCCACCTGTATCAGATGCCGCCGCACTTCCTTCTACAATGTGAACTCCTGTGTTTGTAATTTTAGCCATTATTTATTCCTCAACCTTTCGGATATTTATTTTTAACAGCAGTTCTTTTAGCTTGAAGTGCCTCTAAATCATCATCAAGAATTGCGTGGACACATTCTTCTATCGTGGGAAATTCTGATTTTCTTTTAGTCTTATAATCGAGAGCATCAAAATTCTTCTTTGCCTCTGCTTGAGCAGCAGCAATAGCATCTTTTTCTTTTTGCGTGTAATCTCTGACTATTGTCTCACCAGTAATTACGCTAGTTTCTACTACTTCATTTGCCATTTTATTTTCCTCTACTGAAATTGAATATTAACTGCGCCAGAATCAAAAGTATCACTTCCACCCGTAGTAGTGATTGTCAGCTTATTCAACGCACCGCTCAGAGAAACATGACCCCACGTACCAAAACCATCATTATTTGTTGTAGCACCACCTGAGAAACACCATTGATTCGTTGAAGCATTAAAAAGGTGTAAGTGGTATACTCCATTATAAAGACTTGCCGCAACTGTTGTTCTTACTAGAGCAAAACCATCTGTCTGATTTGCATAGTTATTACTAAATGAACCCGCATCACAGTCATATCCTGAAGTTACTACTCCACCACTCGGTCCGATACGCAGAATTATATTAGATGTACTATTAGTACTCAGTTGCTCAATCATGACAACTACATGCTTTACTCCGCTTGGAATATCTGTAAGTGTTCTGGTAGCCCCACCGCCATGTGCGGCTTCAGTTCCTAAAGTGATGGAATATGGATTACTCCCTGCGGCATCTTCAATTTCTGCTACTACTAATTTACTCATATTCTACCCCTTTGGATATTTGTCTTTGACAGCTTTAATTGTTTTCTTCCACTCATCAATACCGTTGTGGTAGATGTCATCAAGTTGTTCTTCAATTCGTGGATATGCTTTTCTTCTATCTTCTTTATGCCCCTCACTAGCCGTCCACTCAGCTTCAATGCTATCAACTAACTCTTGAGTCAATTCAGGTAATGAATCATTCCATTTTGTTATGACTCCACCACTTGTTGATATACCTTGAACATTAGGATATTTCCAACCAAGTGCGAAAGGGTTATTAGTGGTTATATTTCTATCTTTTACGTTCATGCTCTAATCTCCCATATAGTCAATGTCGCAGTTGGGCAACCATTAAATAACTGAGCAGAACTTGTGCCATTAATAGCAGTTGTGCCACCATCTGAACCGTATCGCATTTTAAAAGTTGTAGCTGACGTTCCGATACTTCCCGATTTAATGTAAGTACAATGATTGGTCTGTGAGTAATCCCCACTATTTTCTGCTGTCGCTGATACTGCTATTGCGTTTGCTGTTGTATCTTGAAACATAGCTACCATGAATGGTCCAGATGAACTATTCATTCCTACTGGTGATTGGTATTGGACGATTAAAGTATTATTAGTATTTTTAGGCGTGATAGTTGCAGTTAAAAATTCTTCGCCCTCTGTCTTTTGGGGAATAGTATTGTCAAGTGGGATAGTTGAAGTTGTTGTATCGTAAGTATTGTATGTCGCATTAACAACCTGAACTAATCTAGCATGTTCAAAATTTCCTGCTTCATCTTCAATCGTATCAGTTTGTACCGTGTCAACTATTAATGTACTCATATCGTTCCTCTTATACTATTGTCCAAGTTTCGCCAGAACCTACTGTAGCTGTATGTCCACTTGCGATTGTGAAGGGACCTCCTGTTACAAGATTCATGTTATTAGTTACTGTAAAATTACCAGATGTTGTTTGTGCGTTTTCAACTCCCACTATGTTTCCACCTGCATCTGCAAGACCCCCTGCACCCCCAACTACTGCTTCACCATTTGCCTTTGTATAGTTTACACATTGTACTTGGTTGGCAGTAGCGCGACTGAAAAATTCTGCCACATCTCCTGCTGCGGTTGTAATATTAGCTTCACTCGGTAAATCTAAATTGGTGCTATTATGTGTAAGTTGTAATGCTCCATCAAATTGTAAAAAGAAATGACGATTAGTTGCAACTGTCATGGTATTGATTGTGGTTGTTCCTGTTATATCAAAATAATTACCATCAGTTCCTATTACCATAGTATTAGATGAAGCAATATCAGCACCTTTAGCAACATTAGATGATTTACAATCAGCTTCTACTTGCCAATTAGAGCCATCACAGGCATACCATTGAACTTGGTTTATAGTAGTTAATGCTGAAGTTACAGAACCATCTATTGTCTCACTTGAATTACCATCAACTGTAACAGCATTAGTTGCATTTAATCTTTTAACACCAACTCTAAACCCATCTCCTGCTGTTGCTGCTGCTAACAGCGTAACTGTTACAGCAGAT